CATATTCTTAATTACGATAAGGAGCTCCTTCATCTTGACATGATCCCAGTCGTCATTTTCCATGTCTGGAAAAGCTTCAGAAAGGATTGATACAAGATCATTCCATTCCTCAAATATCATTGAGAGCAGTGTAGCATTATCGAGATTCTTGTAATCAAACAGGGCCATGAGCCTTCTGACAGTGCCAAACTCCAGGTCAACGGTATCTGCCTTGCACACCTTCTTCACCGTTTTTTTATCTTTCTCATACACTTTGATTGTTATATCCATCTTATCCTCCTATTAATAAGCGTGAAGGGTGCCCCCTCCACGCCGTTTATAAACATGACTTACTGATGTGAATCCGTCTGATTTTCTGTCGCCTGAGAAGCCTCGATCCAACTGTCCGGGGTATGTACTTTCTTGAAGAACTCATCCTCGTCAACATCCTTATACCGGTCATCAATGACAATTCCCTTGACAGAACACTTCTTCCACTTACCATCCTCAAGCTTTCCGTGCTCAAACTTATGCTTCGTCCTGATTGCGGTAAATGTAAGCGACTGATTATTTGACGTAGTGCCATTGTCCTCTGTCTGGGATGTCTCGTCAGGGATTGCAAATGTGCCTTTATGTCTTACTACATACCTATACTTGCCATCTGTACCCTTTGTCCTGTAGCCAAGCGCATAATAT